TTTCTACTTTGTCTGCAGGCAGGTGGTACATAAAAGTACCGTCAAAGTGTACGAAAGCATTGCCTTCTAGTACGAAATCTGTGAACAGTGCACTGCGAAAGTCTTGTGCACTTTGATAAGGGTTAGGTCGAAAGTTAAGCAGGGTGTTTAGTGTTTTTTGGCGAATGCCAGCAACAACACCATCGTGTACTTTGTCTTTGACGTCGTAGTCTAGGCTGGCTGCTGCGTTTACTAGTAAACTAACACTTCGATTAACTGCTTCTAGCTTCTGAAAGCTTTGAAAGTAGGTGAGTTTTGCATCTGTACCAACTTGCGTGCCAGCATCTTGTGCAATACGTTCTTGTGCAGGATTCAGCTTTTGGCGAATCCAGTCTTGTGATTTTGCTATCCAACTCATTGTTTTTCCTTAAATAAACCGTGAGAAAAACGAGTTGTGCGTGCTTGTGGGTACGGCTTTATCACCATTGACGTGCTTTGATCGCTGGAGTTCGATCCAACGCTGCTGTTTAGGTTCGGAACCTACTGGCGGAGCTTTGCCATATATTGAGTGTAGCGCTACATGATGCGGATTACAAAGGGTGTAAACTTTATCATATAACTCTACACGATGCTCCGCAATAAATTCATCACGAACAGCTAAGATGCCTTCGTCTGTTGATATATCGTAACCTTTGTGCGCAGACCACGTTTCTAACAAGATTGTGATTGAGTGTAGGTGATGAAGTTCCAGGTCTTTGTCAGTATCGCAAACAAAGCACTGGGATTTTTTATCGTATGCCGCCTTGGCTTTGTCTCTGACCCATTTTACGCTAATTCTTTTATTAGTATTTTTTGCCATAGGTGCACCATTAATTCCTACTATTATATCACTGTAGCATACAATAGTCAAGGTATAATTTTTTGTTACCATATAACGTAAATTTACACTTGAAATTAAATTTTTGATCCTGTATAATGGATACAATAAAATAGGAGTTTTTAATTATGACAGTAGGAATTTATAAATTAAATTTTAATGGTACAGATAAGATATACATTGGACAATCTAACAATATAGAACTAAGATACAATATTCATCGAACAACATTGAACTGTGGTAAAGGCACTAAAAAGTTGCAAGAAGCGTATAATTCTTTTGGTATGCCCAGTATCGAAATACTTGTTAAATGTTGTATAGAAGAGCTAGACGCTAATGAGATAGAGGCTATTGAAATATTTGATGCCGTAAAGAATGGCTTTAATACTAGGGAAGTTGCTACTCACAGGTCCGAACTATATGGAGACTTAACTGGCAACTCAAAATATACAAACGCTCAAGTAGAAGAAGTTTTTATGTATTTAGTAGATAATGTACTAACTCATAAGGAGATAACTGAAATAACAAATGTTTCAAGAGGTGCTGTTAGTGATATATCTTCTGGAAGCACCCACATGTGGCTGGCTGAAGTATACCCTGAAAAATACAAAAAACTTATAGCTTTAAAAGGAAGCAATAGACGTAGAAATAAGATGACTGCTAAAAGCAGGAATAGGCCCTATCCGCAAGTAGTTTCGCCGCAAGGTATTCAGTACACCGTAGATTCACTGCGAGGCTTTTGTAGAGAACATGATTTAAACCACGGATCTTTTGGAGAAATGCTTAGAGGACATAGGTCTAGCTGCAGTGGTTGGAAAATTATTTCCTAATATTTTTCGACTTGAACAACCAATCCAAACCGTGTATAATAGAATATTAAGTACAATACCGTTTACAATGTATAAGTATAAAGAGCATAACGAATCGCATCAGCCATGTGTGAATAGTCATCATGCTTGGGACGCTCACGCTGTAAACCTTCTTTGGTATCCCAACGATACTGGTCAAACACAGCTAAACAATGTGTGCAGTGTGGTGCTACTTTTAGTCGACCTTGAGCTACAAGGGTTTGTACATATGCAATACCGGGTAAGACGTCCTTTTTAGCCTTGGTTGAAGCCAGGTCGTAGATGTATGCCAGGTCCGATGCAAACTGTGCAGCAGCCGAGTCAATAAAAATGGTTTCCACACCCCAACGCCCACACAGCTCCGCAAACGCACTGGCATGATCAGCGGTGGTAGCTTCGTTTTTCAAGTACTCGTCAACAATCCAAAACACGTCGGTAATCATATCATACACAATAACCACAAACGCAGTATAGTCGCGATAGCCAGGGTCGCAGCCAGCTATAGCTTCACCACGCAGGTCAACCGGCGGTTCGCAAACATCAGTAGCCGCTAGGCTATAAATCTGACCCTCAAACACAGTAAACGATGCCAAGTACTCTTGTTCAAATTCCGCACGCGACATTGACCTGCGTGCTTCAGCCACATCAGACTCTTGCATGCGAGTGTTCTCCGAATAATCCGCTTGCAAGCTCACCCACTCTGGAAATTCCGAACTAAAACCACGATTCCAAAACTGGCTAAACCAGTTGTTGCGACCACGTGGTGTTGATATAAAAATTGCCTTAGCACCAGGCTTGTCTAGTGTGGGTCGGAGTGCGACGTTGAATGCGGCTTCACCATCCGATCCAAGCGCTGCTTCGTCAAATATGATAAGATCGTAACTGCGACCCACACATGAATCCACAGTACTCAACGAACCCATACGAATAGTCGACCCATTGTCCAATTCAATTATTTTGTCTTTTAAGTTATCACGGGCAACTTCTAGGTCAAAGTGCTTGATTAGTCGACGTTGTAGCTCAAACGATATTCCACTCAAGTTATAGTTGGGCGACATGATCAGCACATTGCTGCCAGGCACTAAACTCACCAATTGGCCTACCACGTTGGCTATGTAGGTTTTGCCAAGTCGGCGCGCTAGCGCAGCACACACAAAACGGTACTTGGGGTCGTTGATGGCATTGATTAGTGCGGTTTGGGGTCTGTTGATGGTTTCATAAATGCCCAAGAGTTTCAAGTAGTTGACGATGGGTAGTTTGATAAAACGAGTTTGTGCTGCGAATTCCACAATGTGTTCGCACTCAACATCTGGTCGGCTAATGGTTAACATTAGACTCCTTCACCACTAATAAGACGTGACACCAGCTGCGAATACTTTGATCCGTCTAAGCCTTCATTGATTTGCACGTTGACTTGCTTTGAGGGACCGCCAGGACCCTGACGCAGTTTTTCCAGCTGAATTTCACGGTCTAACAAGTCCATGCTCATTTTATGCGATATTTGCAGCAATTCAGCAATATCCTTGGTGCTGCCAGTTTGTGATTCATGCAGTTCTTGAAATTTTTGTTTGAGCAGTGCGTCCATGGCCGCACGCATTTGAAACTTGTTGTTGTAGCCAGTGTCCATGAAAACATGGTCAATGTAACTTTTGACCTCACGGCGGGCGAGTATCTCGGTGACCAGTGTGGGTGCCAAGTCCAGCTCATCAGCCACACGTCGGGCGTCACATAGTTGCAGGTAGCAGTTGGCCACTTCCAACATTTCTGGGGCAATTTGCAGTGTTTCAGCAGGTAGGTTTTGTTGCATAGGGTATCCTTTGGGGCAATTATACCATGGGGGCGGGTGATCTCACAAGTGGATTTTTTTAGTGGGGTTTGGGTCAGTTGGGATGATTTGGGACGATGGGGACGATTGGGGCGGTTTAGGGTCTGCTTACTATGTGGCACGGCACCGTAAGTGTTTTTGAATTTTTTCATAAATAGGCCGTGTGGGTGGGTACATAGGCATAGGTGTAAACTTTAGTTTCTTAACCGCCCCTAGTACCTTTGTTTGTAAGCCTACTATAATATGAGTACTTTTGTTTCCTAACAGATTTGTGAACCAACTAGCTAACATGTAACAGTTTGTAACAATCTAAAAAACTGTTGACCAACTGCAAAAGCATGATATAATAAACCCATGACAACGAAAGACACTATGACACAAACACAAACACTTGCTCTTGCATGTGCTGAAAAATTGGTTGCATACTATCGTGCACAAAATACCGAAGGTATCGACAAGGATACTTTGGTTCGCAAAGCGTATAATGCACTGTGTGATGCACAAAATATGTTGGCTTATGCGGCTGAATGTGAGGCTAAAAATGCGTGAATTTTTTGACATGGTGTTGGCAATGGCTTGCATTGCCCTGCCTTTTGTGATATACTTTGCTTTTGTAATGAAACCCTGAAAGGAAAATTGAAATGACTGCTAAAACTGTGAACTATACCCCTGAGCAAACCCTGCAAATGGTTGCCGACTATCAAGCCGGTAAAACTGTGGAAACCATTGCTGAAGCATTGGGCAAGACCGTGCGTTCTGTGGTTGCCAAACTTTCGCGTGAGAAAGTTTATGTGGCTAAAACTTATGT